AGTTCATCAAATCCAAGATCAAGTGGTTGAGAAAGAAGATCTATTGCTCTATTAAAGTCCATTTCAATACCTAACATTCCATTTTGAATTGTAGACAAACTACTATCAATTAATTGCTTCTGAGTACTGAAATCAAAAGCAATTAAATTTCTAAAAGTTCCCGTTAAAAGACTTCCAAATCCAGAAAGTATAGTTGTAACGTTACCCACAAAAGATCTTAAAACAACATACAATTTACCCATTCTCGTTATGAGTTGTTCACCAAGTCTAATAATTGTTGGAAGATTATTTAATAACCAACCAACCATTAAAGTTCCAATAAAATCTAATATTCTACCAAGAAAACCTTTTGTGCTAGATGATATTACTTTACCCTGTCTTCTAATTGCCCCACTAATTCCAGATGCTTCAATTATATCTTCTCTTTCTCTTCTTCTAACTGCTTCTCTCCTTTTCTGAAAGTTGGATACGGAAAGTCTTATTGATTGTTGTTTTTGGCGATTACTATTTGACAGTGAAGTATTAATCTTCATTGCCGTTTTTTGAGTAGTGTTAATACTCTTATTAAAAGTCATTACAGACTTTTTAATTTTATCTACACCTATTGTTGATTTTATTAAAGTCCCTTGAAGATTTTGTGCCATATTATGTCATCGGTACATTGTACACTGAGTGAGCATAAACAACATAAAAATTATTATGATTTTCTGGATCAATACTTGGAACATTGTTTGCTGGTCCAGTATTTTGACCAGATGCTCCTTGTTTTGCGGCAACTTGTGTTCCGCCCATTGGTAATGGAATAATTGTCGGTGCTGGTTCTGGTAAAGGACCAACACTTTCTGCCTTCATTGTTGCTTCCTGTTTTATTGGAGTTATATCAGCAATGGGAGTCTTTAATGTAGAAGAACTAAATGCATCTTGTAAGTTAATTCCTTCTACACCCATCAACTGAGCAACATTAATTTCTCCATATTGTGCTGGTTTGCTAAAATCTTGATTTTCAGATTGTGATGCAACATCGGAAGTTTGTTTTCCATCACCCATTAAATTATTAGATCCAAAAGCAATATTTGTAATTTTGTTTTGTGATGTTTGTGATAGTAAGTTTTTATCTACACCTGGACCACCAAATGCTCCACCACTAAACATTTCAGTTGACTTATCATAAAATCCTTTGAACAAATCTGTTGCTGGACCATAACTAAAAAATCCAGCAGCGAGAGCAGCGGGAAGTTTAAGAGGACCTGGTGCAAATCTTGAGAATAGATTTGCTGCACCTGCTGCCATAGTGGCACCACCAAGATTACCTGCTGCTGCTCTTGCAGGATCTTCTCCTCCAGCAATGTCTAAACCAGTCCCTAATGCGGCACCAGTAAGTATAGAAGTCAATCCAAATCTGTTTATTCCTTGCCCCGAAACTCTTTGTTCTGCTTCTGCTACTGTTCTTGCTGGTCCAGCAGGAGGTGGATTTCCACCAGCAGGAGGTGGATTCCCCCCACCACCAGATCTTGAAAATCCAGGAAGAATATTTTTTATTTTAGGTATAATTCTATTTGCTGCACCTTTAACACCATCAAGAAGTGCTTGAACTGGTCTTAAAAATAATCCAACTGCAACAGCAGTTGTAACCCTAGCAGCAACTCTTGTTAGTATATTGAATACAGAAGTTAATCCAAACCTAATTCCAGCATATACTCCACCAATAATGCCAAGATTTTTAATGACACTATTTTTAATTTCTTCTAACTTTTGCCTATTTCCGTCACCAAGAGCCTTGATAGTCTCTATACCTTGCTGCAATAACCAACCACCCAGAAGAGTGGTAAAAAATTGCATCAAACGAGAAAGAGTAAATGATGCTTTCGCTGCAACTTTTTGTACAGGATATACAAGAGCATTTTGTATCTTTCTTTCAATAATACTCTCTTTTCCTTCTCTTAATTGTTGCTCAGCAAGTCTTCTTTCTTGATCTTGTTCCTGAGCAGTTTGTCTTCTTTCTAATGCAGCACTTTGGATAACATTCCCATAAACATTCTGCATCGCAACGTTTAATGAGTTAACTTGTTGCGTTAATGCAGATAACTGTTCAGAAACCGTGTTTAGTGCTAATGAGTTTCTTTGTATTAATGATGTTGTAACTGGATCTGGCTGAGCAGGAGGTGGCGCTGCTGCTGCTCTGAAAGCATCCGCAGACACCGTTTTTCTAGCAACTCTTAATCCTCCCGATAGTGGCGATTTTATCTCAGCCATTTATTCCTTGTTTTAGATTTTCCTCTTCAATATACTGTTTGAGAAGAGAAAGATAAATTTCTCTCTCCCAAGGTATCATATTTTCTAACTCTGTCAAGCTATATTTATGATGTTGCATTAAGGCAAAATTAACCTTGTAGTATGACTCAAGATCTTCGTGAGCCATACTTACCCGAAAAAAGAAGTAAGTCCCTCCAATACAACTTCACTTTCAACATCGGTTTTTGGATTTTTAACTTTAATAGTATGAGAAAGTTTTGGCATCGTGTCAAAGAAAGTTTCAATTTCTTTAAATTGTTTTGAACTCAATTGTTCAATAAATTCTAAAAGTTCTTTTTTAGTACAATCTTTTGCAGACCAAGATTCTTCTTCAGAATAAACCTGTTCAATACAAGAAGCAATAAGATCAAAAGTTTCTGTTACACCAATTTCAGTTCCAGCAGTGAAATTACTCTTAATAAACTCATCCATTGAAGGATATTTCATTCTTAGGATTAGATTATCGTCTAGTTTAATATCTCTTGAATGATCATCAGAAACTTGAACTTTAATCTCATCAAGATTGATTAATGTGGGAACCTGAGTAATATTATCATCTGGACAAGTAATTAAAACTTCTACATCTTCACCAACAGATTTACCACGAATGTTTAGAAAAAGATATTCAATATCAAAAGTAGAAAGTTCTTCTACTTTTACACCTCTTGTTAAAATGCAAGCAGAAATAACTTCTTTAACTGCGTTTGCAATCTGCTTACTATCTTCACTTTCCATTGCAATAATTAAAACCTTTTCTTCTTTAACAAGAAAAGGTCTATATTTAATCGTCTTTTTTGACGAAGGAATTTCCAACTCATAAGTTGGTGTGGAAATTTTGGGTAAAGGCATAATAATCCTTACAATTCAGATAAAAATATTTAGATCACTCTTCTAGTTCCAATTACCGAATTAGTCGAACTTGATTTACTGGAACTGAAATATCCGTTTGAAATTCCTCCCGAAAGAGTATTATAAAGTTGACCAGTAACTATTGCTTCACCAGTTGAAACATTGACTGGTCTAAATCTAACTCCACTTGCAGACGCTGCACCAGGAGATACTGGAACATAAACTGGTTTATTTAAATTTGTTTCATTTAAGAAATTAGTTGCCAACTCTGGTACTAAGTTATTATCTGCATTTCTAGCAATATCAATGCTATAAGTTCTCCCACAAACATATCTTTCATAACTGAAAGAAGCACTTGCCTTTAAAATTCCAGACGATTCATAAGATATAGCAGTAGAATTTAAAGTTAATGGAAATAATCCATAGAAAGTATATTCAATATAATTTTTATAATCTCTGTCAAATTTTACAATTCTTGTTGCATTACATTTATATTCATCAGGATATCTCATTCTAAAATAATATCCATCTTGATATGGTTGTTCTCTTGATCCACTACTCACAAATTCCATCCAGTGCTCTAAAAATTTTATAGTTCTATAAGATCTGTCAACATAAAATTCTAAATCAATTTGGGTAAATGTTCTGGTATGTGCCATTTTTTCGGCAACTCCAGTATAATTACCAACAATATCTGCTGTTGCAAAAGAACTTCCTGGCAAAGAAGCAGAATTGCAAAGCAATCCAACGGATTCTCCAATAAAACGAGAATCAACTCCTCTTAGTCTAAGATAAGATCTTAATGAACCAGATAATCCACCAAAAATTACCTGATAATGTGAGGTTTGTGCAAGATTGGTAAAAAGTGGTTTAAACTCTGATATTTTCCTTGGTCTTGGTGCAGGCACTCTAAATACCTATTATGAGTATTTTAGTTATTTAGATGTCATACAAGGGAAAATATAAACCATCTTATCCACAAAAATACAAAGGAGATCCAACAAACATCATATATCGTTCTTTATGGGAAAGAAAGTTTTGTGTTTATTGTGATTTAAATGAAAAAGTATTAGAATGGGCATCAGAAGAGAAATGTATTCCATATAGATCACCAATAGATGGAAAAGTTCATAGATATTTTCCCGACTTCATTATTAAGGTAAAAGAAGAAAATGGTTCAATTAAAAAATATGTGATTGAGATCAAACCAAAAAGACAAACTGTTCCTCCACCAAAACAAAAAAGGCAAACAAAAGGATATATCAGTGAAGCATATGAATATGCTAAAAATCAAGCAAAATGGGAAGCAGCAAGAGAATGGTGTGCAGATCGTGGTTATGAATTTAAAGTTCTAACAGAAAACGAACTAGGTATCAAGTAATGGCAGAAAAGAGAGAGACTCTTCTCCAATCCCAAAAAAGAAAACTTGCCGAACAAAAAGCAAAGAAACAACCAACAGACACTGATAGCAATCAAAACCGAGTTCGTTCTGTTCTTAATGGAATCACAGGAAAAGAAAGCGGTGATGATTTAATGTTGGAACTTCTGGAAGTAGTTTCGGAAAGTGGAAAAGTTCCTCAGGCAGGTAAATTTTATATTTTTGTTTATAACGCGAAAACACCACAACTAAGATACGATCAAAATCCATTAGTTGCAGTAACGGATGTCTTTCAATGGGGATTCAAAGGGTTGAATATGCATTGGGGAGAAGTACGCCAATACACTTGGAATGAAGTGGTAGGGTCTTTGTATGAAGTTTACCCATCAGAAATAAAAGACTTACAAGCAATACCTTTTGCAAATTTCCGAATAAATAACTAAAAAAGTATTATAAATGCCACTCAATGTCGGGGCTCCAATAGGGAGTGAAGCATCTACTATCGCATCCACTCAAAATGCATATGCAAATGCTTATGCAGGTGCAACCACATCACAAAACAAAAGTGGTGGTAAAACAACTTTTAGATATCCACTAAAAAGATTAGATAATACTTCTGATTACTTAGAGATTAAAATATTTGATTATATTGGTGGTAGTTTTGAACTTGGTCCGCCAGTTCAAACAAAAACAATGCAGCAACGACAAAAAGCAAATAAAGTTAGTCCAACTCATTATATTATTTTACCAATACCACAGAATATTAGTGATACAAACTCAGTAACTTGGGGAGATGATACTATTAATCCTATTGAAGGTGCATTAATAGCATTGGGTGAATCTGGTATTAAGGAAGGACCATCAGCCGCTTTTACCAAAGCAGTTAACAATTTAAAAAATTTACCAAATATTACTACCGATCAAAAAAATGCTTTAAGCGCATATGTTACTGCCAGAGCAGTTAATGTGCTTGGCACTAACGTTAGTCCAGAATCTTTAATATCAAGAGCAACTGGCCAAGTTTTAAATTCAAACTTAGAATTGCTTTTTCAAGGTGTTAATTTAAGATCTTTCCCATTTATATTTGACCTTGCTCCTAGATCTAGACAGGAAGCAGAAGAAATCAAAGGTATAATTAAAGTTTTAAAGCAAACAATGTCTGCCAGAAATGGTGGTGCAGGAACGGGCAGTAATACAAATGCTGGTCTTTTTATTAGTGCTCCAAGCGTTTATCAACTGACTTATAAAACAGGACCTGCAAAACATAGTTTTTTAAATACATTCAAACCTTGTGCATTAACTGACATTTCTGTAAATTATACAGCATCAGGAACTTATGCAACATATGAAGATGGAGCACCAGTTCATTTGCAAATGTCTTTAACGTTTAAAGAAATTAATCCTGTTTACAGTGAAGATTATGATCAACCAGAAGCAATGGATGGAGTAGGTTACTAAAATGCCATATTTCAGAGAACTACCAGATTTAGAATATCAGTCTCCACTCCCTCATAAAAACTCTTCACAAGATTATGTAAGGGTTAAAAATTTATTTCGTAGAGTTAAACTTTTAGACTGGTTACAAGATAAAGCAACTCTGTTTAATAAATTTCAAATTCAAGAAGGTGGTAGACCAGATACTGTTGCTCAATTAGTTTATGGTCAAGCAGATTATGATTGGGTTGTTCTGTTAACTGCTGGAATTATAAACGTTAGAGATCAGTGGCCACTATCAAATCGTGATCTATATGTTTATGCAGAAAACAAATATACTACTCAAAATTTAAATGCGATTCATCATTATGAAACAATAGAAGTTAAAGATCAAAAAGGTAGACTCATTCTACCAAAAGGACAAAAAGTTGACTCTAATTTTAAAATAACCGTTTCTTCTGGATCAACTTATATTGGTGTTGGTGCTTATGATAATCAAGTTTTTACACCAGACTCTACTGGAGAAATAAATCCAGTTATAGGAGTCACAAATTATGAATATGAAATAAATTTGAATGAAGATAAAAGAGAAATTTATATTTTAAAATCTGGATATTTACAACAATTCTTAAATGATATGAGAGTGATTATGCATTATGATAGAAGTTCTCAGTATGTTGACAAGAAACTAATCCGCACTGAGAACACTCGTCTCATCGGTCCATAAGAGTTTTAGATTCTTATCAAACATCATCACATATCGGTGCTTGCGGGAGCGTTCTCTCCACTCTCCTGCAGCACCTTTCATTTTACCTCTTGAATGTTTGGTGCCGTCTGCATAATAGAAATCTTTTTTTGCATCTGTAAGACCACAATACTTAAAGTTACAAGCGCGATAGATTGTGCCAGTATGAAAATCGTTATCAGCGTAAGAGATGATTGCTTTAACTTCTGTATCCTTTCGTAACTGTTTAATCGCTCTTGAAACGAACCAAGAAGTGATATTATACTCTCCCTGTTGGGTGTCAGGGTGTATGCAAAGTCGTGAAAGTTCAAAGAGTCCTTCTTGTTCATTTCTTGCTAGTCCAAATGCTCCTTGTGCTACTTCTGGAACTGGAAGTCCAGTAAAAATACAAACGCCGACTGGTCCTCCAATATTCAAGGGAGAAAAGTCATTCTTTCGGAACAAACCATAGTTATATCCTGATTTGTAACCTTTTGAAAAATCTTTTAGATAATGATAGGTCAGTAGAAGTTCTTTCGCATCCTTCTTAGAAATCCTATCAATATAGTAATCAGATTTCATAAAAAAAGAGGGGAGGTCCACTCCCCTCATTATAGCACCTGATCAGTCTTCTGCCAAGCGGGCGAAGTAACTGAGTGCATCATCGTCCTCATCTTCCTCAACCACAGGAGTAGAAACTCGGCGGGTGGGTTGAAGGTTGTTGAGTTCACTGCGAAGATCGTCATCAAGATCCTTGACAGAACCGCGAGTGTTATCTTCTTCATCAAGATCTTCAGGATCCTGATAACGAGGAGTGCCCTTGTTACCAACAACATAGTCTAGACGCTTTTTCAGTTCATCATAAGTCTTGAACTGATCAGCAGCAACAAGTTCAGCAAGAGAATATTGCTTCTTCCAGATTGCTTCCATTGCATCATCATCGTCTAGTAGAGTAGAAGCAGCGGCAAACTCACTGGAATCATAGTTACGATAACCAGCAACGTTCTTTGCTTTCAGTTTGAAATTAGCACCCTGCCAAAAATCAAACGGATCAATTGCTTCCTCATCTTCAAACTCAGGTTGCATTGCAGCGGTGAGTTTGTCAAAGATCTTCTTACCATACTTAAACAAGAAGACTTTACCTTCGTTGGAGGGATTAGCAGGATCTTTCACAACGTAGATGTTAGAAATGTAAGTCAGTTTACGCTTCTGCTTACGTGCCAGTTCCTTACCAGCATCGGTTCCGTTGTTCCACAGTTCGGAGTTCAGTTCCGAAACTGGATCCTTCTGACCCAGAGTAGTTAGAGAGTTCTCAATATACCAACCACCAGGACCTTGGAATGCGTGACTGTAAAGTTTCACGAATGGCAGGTCCTCACCATTCGGAGCAGGCAGGAAACGGATAACGGCATAACCATTGCCACTCTTATCACATTCCAGTTTCCAGAGACGGTCATCAGAAGAACCGCCACCTGCATTATTCATTTTTTCAACTTCTTTAACCAGTTTGGCAGTAAGATTGCCAAGTTTAGATTGCTTTTTAAGGTCGGAAAACGACATTTGGATTACCTCGGATTAATTGGATTCGGGGGATTACTCGGATAGTATAACAGGGATTTCCTCAGCGGTCAATATATTGCTTGAGGGATTCGATTGTTTTGTTCATACTACTGAATAAAACTTGCAGATCAGTTTCTGGTGGAAAACCCATCAGGGCAACTGATTTGCGTAGATTCTCTTTCATTTCGACCGCTGTTGGGTCGTCTGAAAGGGATAACCTAGTATACATCACTCTCTGCTTTTCTAGCAAGAGCTCCAGTTTTTCAATATGTTCCAGTTTTGTTTCACGGTCCATCATACCAAAAGTGAGAATACTTCCGTAAATCTCCTCTTGCAACTTGTTGATTTCTTTCAGTTCTTCTTGAATAATATCGGAGTCAAAAAAGTTACTCATCTATGATTTCCCGTAAAATCTTTTTAAAAGAGAACACATCAATATTTAGGAATGGCATATATTTTTTTAATTTCAAACTTACGGTTTCCCACACAGGATCATCAAGTTTCTTATCAAAAGTTTTTGAGAAACCAAATATTTTTTCGTATATTGTGAAAGTTTCTAGCGACAATTGCCCGCTTAGAAACTTTTTGAGAACTTTCGGATGTCCTTTGGAACAGTTGAAAACATCCTGTAATTCGTTCTCCGAGAACAATTCGTTGCTTTGTTCTTTGAACAAGTAAGTCAAACTCTGTTGTCTCCGCATCCATTCTGCGTAAGTTCTTTCGCCAGAATTGATAATTTCTCCAATCCATAAGTTACTAGGGGAATCTGATGCTACAAAGTTTGATACTAAAAAATCTACGACTTCTTTATCAGAATACTTGCGTGAAGTCTTTTCGAACCAGTATTTATCACGCCTTTTGTTAAAGGATGTAATACTGGCGCGAGTTTTCGCGCCATATTTAAAGAAGTCGTATTTTGGATTTGTGAAATGATTTTTGAGTGACAAATAATGTTGATAAGTTTCAAATGGAGTCACAATCATAAAGGCAATTTTGCTCTCGAAGTTCTCTTCATAAAGTTAAGACGAGTTGCGTCCCACTTTAACTTTTCTTTTAGTGGTTTTGAAATAAGTTTCGTAACCGATTCTACCTCAAGTGAATTGATTTCACAATAGTGGCAGATTGCATCAATATAATTAAAACCTTCTAATGCAACAATGTTCTCAATTTCAAGAGCAAATTTAGAAGGTGTTAAAAACTTATTTTCTATTGCCTGTTCTAGTTCTTTATTTGGTTCCATAGAGTTCCAGTTTATCTCTAACAAACTTTCTAATGTATTCTGTGAGAAGTTTGATGTACTTTGATTTGTCTCTTTCTTCATAAACGACGCATTCTCCATTTTCGCAAGCCATAATGATTACAAGTTTTTTAACTGAAATACCAGTCAGTTCGTAAAGCATACATCCATATGCCATACATTGAACAAAATAATGTTCGATCCACTCTCGTGGTTTTGGTTTTTTAGAAGTTTTAAAGTCAATTATTGCTAACTCGCCGTCATATTCAGCGATACAATCAACTGTCCCAGCAATACCTAATTGCTTACTATATAGGGACCCTTCTAGGGCGTAAATATTATTTATACGGTTCAGGTCTGTTTTTGCAATTTTAAAAAGAAAATCTGAGATTGGTTGAACTTCTGGAAGACTTTCATTTTTAAGATGATGTTCTACTAGAAGGTGCATATCAGTTCCACGACTTGTTGCCGCTTTTGTAACACGCTCTGCTTCTTCTTCTCCAACTTTTTTGCGCCAGTTAATAAAAATTTCTTTATTAAAATGACTGGTCACCGAAGTGATGGAGACCAGTCGGAGGAGTTCTTCTTCTGTGGGTACTTTGTAGTACCTTACACCATCAATTGTTTCACGCTCCAACTGAGGGAGATCAATATCAATGTGATTAAACATTAAAAACCAGCATCCATTTTTGCAAGAATGTATTCTTTGACAAGTCCAGAACGAACAATATCATCTACACCAAATTCAATTATATCAAATGAAGGCATTTTACGCAACACTGACATAAAGTCTATGATACCATTGCGCTCATTTGTTTTTTGTAAATCAGACTGAGAAGCATCTCCACAGAAACAAATTTTAGTATTTTCACCAACACGAGTAATAATTGAATCTAGTTCGTGAAAGTTTAAATTCTGAAATTCATCTACAATAATAATTGAATTATCAA